AAGTTCAGAAATAGTGAAGATAGAACCGTTACTATCCAGAGCTTTGTTACCAAGTCTTCCAATACTAGATTGAACCCAGTTCATACGAGCACTAGATTGACCAGCACTGGATGTAGATTTAAGGGTTTCAAATTCTCGGTAACCACCAAGGTTATCAGTACTCTGAGAAAATGCTTCAGGATTAGATGTTTCTTGTGTAAACTCTTGCTGAACGAATGACATAGCATTAGCTACAGCATTAGGGTCACCACCAGCTTTAAGTTGTGCATACTTAGTCAGGAACTTATTCTGAAGCTGCTGCTCTTTTAGAGGAACAGTCCAACTGTAAAGACCAGCTACTTTACTTTGAACCTGAGCGGGAGATCTGACAAGGTTCTTAATGGCTTCCATTTGTGGTTTGAAGTCATTGTTCTCCTTACGGTCAGCAGATGTCTGCCTAGCCAGTGCTCGGAATGGTTGAGTAACGGAGTTAGGAAGACCAAGCATATCCAACCGTTCTTCAGTCAAAAGACCACGGTCTGCAAGGTCTTGGAGTTCCTTAGATTTCTTTTTAACAAACAGAGCATCAACTGTGTTGTTACGTTCGTACTCATCGAGAATAGTACTAGTAAATCTATCAGTTTTGAACTGCTCCCTACCAGCTTGTCTAATGCCTTCAATATCAGCATTAGTCAAATCAATACCATTTTCCTTAGCTTGTTCAAGAGTATCTCTGGCAAAAGATTCAAACTTAACTCTATTCTCCTGCTCACTAAGGTTAAAGTCACGAACTGCTTTAGCACGACCTTGATAGAAGGCATCATTAACAGCTTGGAAGCCAGATGTACCTCCTTGCAACTCAGCAAAACTAATTAGCTTACCATTAAATTCTACATCACTGGTAATAATATTTTGCCAAAATTCCTTATAAAAGTCACTGTTATCAGAGAGGGCTCCTACCTGCATTACCCGATAAAAATCAGAAAGATAGGCAGACCGTTGAGCACCCTTTCTGTTAGCTAGGTTACTAAGGAAAACCTGATAGCCAGCTTTGATGTCTTCACGAATACTAGCATCAATAGCAACTTGTGCATCATTTCTAGCATTCTTTCTGTACTCAGCATTGCTAGTCTGGAAAATAGAATTTTCAAGAGCTTTAACAATTGGGTCAGTTTTAGCAGCAAGAATGGTTGTGCTAAGTTCGGTTGGATTTTCTTGATTGTATTGCCTACGAAGTTGGTCAAAGACAAGCTTTTGAGTCTTTAGATCCTGACCTTCAGTACTAGCAAGACTAGCAGTCATACCATTTCCAATATCTACTTGGGTATCGTAGTTGGACATGATGTAATTACTAGTCTCTGAACCACGTTGCTCAGCTAGAGCTGTCGATTCATTCCAGTATTTAGCATTACTGTTTTGAACGAGAAACCTAATCTGTTGAATAGATGCACCAGTTCTGTTAACAATGTTACGAATGGCATCGTTTTCAAAGTAAGTTTGATCGTTAAAATTTCTTTCAAGTTTGGACAACTCCATCAACTCCTTAGAGCTGATACCAGTTGCATAAATAGTATCGTTTACAGCTTGTTTCTTACCAGCTTCAATCTTTTGATAGATAGCCCCAACTGTTTGTGCGGCAGTTTGAGAAAAGGTGGCAAGAGAGTTGAGTGTATCAATCTCTTGTTTAGCTGCAGTTTGAGCGTTGGCAATGGTGGCGTTATAGTTACCTAGGATTTGATTTTGAATCGCTTGTCTGTTGCGATTCTCCATATCTAGGATTTGTTGGCGATTCTGAAACTCTGTTCTATTGTTAATTTCAATCGCATTGCCAATACGATTACGCTCATTGATTTGATATTGAGCAGCCTGTTGAAGATAGTTAGACTGCTGTCGTGCCTTCTCCTCAACCATCCTTGCTACATCTGGAGCTTGGATTGGTTTAAAACCTCCGGGAGAAGCGTATGATTTAAAAGGTGCCATAGTTCACTTAAACCGGTAAGTTAAAAAAGTTTGAAGTCTGCAGGAGTTTGAGTGGATTGACCACTCGGAGCCTTTACATTACCGAATGCACCAACCGCTGCTGAGCCAAGTGCTGGAGCAGCTGCAGTCAAACCAGCCAAGAATGGATTAGTTTTCTGTGCTCTAATCTCAACATTCTTAGGAATTGGTACAATCTTTGCAGGCTTCTGAAGGGTAGGACGAGGTAGCGGTCTAGGAGCAGGCAGAGCAGGTGGGATGGCAGGTTCCAGACCAATACTAGTGATAGCATTAAGGTCAGCTTGGAACTTCTGCAACGCAGTATCACGACGGATAGCCTGAGCTTGCATATCAAGACTCAACCTAGAAGCAGCTAGCTGTGCCTTAGACAGGTAGAACGTATCATTTAGTTGTTCAAGTTTAGTACCAATTTCTACTGAGGTAAGACCAAAGTTCTGCTCAGCATTCATCACGTTTTGGATAATCTGTGATGTAGCAAGCCCAGTTTCTGCAATAGAGGCGGCTGCTAATTTCTCTGAAGTAACACCTGCAGCACTACCAGCAATAGCTTGTCCAGTTTGTTTCAATCCTTGAACATATGCCTGTTGTTGCTGTAGTTGACCACTAGCCAGTGTTTGTTGTCGTGCAACATCAGCCGCTACAAAGTCTAGTTGAAGACCACGTTGAGCATACTGATACTCCATCATGGTAGACTTCTCTTGGAAATCTAGTTGGAGATTCTGTTCTTGTTCCCAACGTGCAGTATCCTGCATGGAGAAATCAAGAGCTAGATTATTAAAATTAAGTTGCTGTAGAGCTGTCTGTTGACGAAGCTGGTAGGCGCGTTGTTCCTGTGCATAGTTGAAATTATTGATACCCATTTGGTATCGCCAGGAATCCCAAGCAGTTTGATCCCTGTAGGCATACTCTTCACGAATATTACCTTTTTGGATCTTAATGCCTTCTTTTAATTGCTGACGTTCAGTCCGTAAGTTTTGATTGGCAAACTGACGTGCTTGCCTAGCTTGTTCATTACGGATGTCAGCTTCTTCTTCGGCAGCACGGTTCTGAGCACTTGCTCCAAAGATGCCACCAAGTAGACTTGCACCACCAGAGATAAGACTTGCGGCAACAGCGGGTGAGATAACAACCATCCTTAAGCCCTCCTAATATAACGTGTAGAATAATTACCTTCCCACGTCATACTGGTGAGAGTCACAGGAAAAGGTGATGTACTTTTAACTTTAAGTTGATAATTTGTATTTCGTTGATGAATAGGTACGTTAAACACGGTATCTTTATTTAGAGGAATGTTACTTGCAAGGTAGTAATCAGCTTGAATTACAGGTTGAATAAGGCGCCACTCTTGAGCACCATACCTCTTCAGGAAGAACTCTAGATAACCGCTAAGTCCAACATTAAACCGCATTCTAGCAACGGTTAGAATAGCACTCCAATCAATGGATTGACCTTGATTAAAGTAATAAGTAGGAAGCTCTACTTCATAGTCAAATGCATAACCCACTACCAATTGTGAATCCAGACCTGTTAGATCTCCTTGTACTGTCCAATCACTCTCATCAATTTCATAAATAGTTCCATTACCAATTGGGTTAAAGGAGCTAGTTACAAACAACTTAGGTAGATCACTTAGTTTTTGTGGTTGTTGTGCTGACACAGTAGGTACCTTAACAGCAAAAGCATTCTTACCTGTAATGTGATTGTATGGTCTAGGTAGTGTAGACCTTTGAGTGGCAGAGTCGTAGGTAATAGTACCGTAACTTACAGGGATATAGAGGAAATCAAGGCGTGCATTACTAACAGCAATAGTTGTTAGATCAGGTGTACCTGAAGGGAACCGTTGTGCAAGAGGGTATGGATCTTGAATAAGACTAATAATAGAAAGATTGTAGACACCATCTGATTCAGTTACAAGCACAAGAATGTTCTGAAGAACTTCCATGAATTTAACTGTACCAACTACTTGCCATTTAAACCAAGCTTGCATCAACTGTTCTTGACCGTTGCTGTAAAACTTGTACATATAAATGGTTTCATCAGTCTCACTATATGTTGCAATAAGTGAGTTCTGAGGATCTGCAATCAATTGACTGGCATCACTAGGAATATAACCAGATACAATCTGGCTAATCTCTGAAGTATTCGGAGCTTCATTACCACCACGTGGTTGCATACCAAATACTTTAGTACTCAAAGGAGTCCTAGAGATAAACGTCACATATGGACCTACGTCTTGAATCTCAACATCTGGTGCATTCTCATACTGACCAATGGTACGAATGATAGAGTCAAAAGGTGTTAGGTTTCCACTTTCTGAATACAACAAAAACTGTTCAAACTGAGTGAACAGAATCAAACCTTGAGTTCTTGAAATGGCAGAGTGTAGTGTACCAACCCTAGCACTTGGAATGTCAACATCAACAGGGTCAGCAGCAGTTACTGTCTGAGCACTGGTATAGAAGAAGTTAGAGATGTCCTTAGCAGCACTAAGTACCACAGAATCAGGACCAAGTAGTGCCAACCTATTACTATTCAATACGCCAAACTTAATAACCCTATCTACAAACGAAGGAATAGGGCAGCTTAGGTCATTACCGGTAGCACGTGGTGCCCAGTTTTCAGGACCAACCGTAAAGGTATTCTTAGCAGTATTGACAAGCTTATAGGGCATTGTCGTAATGTTGAACCCAGCACTTGCTAGTTGTGCAGTGTTAGGAGTAAGAGGGTCTTCATCCCAACCAATATCTTCCTGCCAATAACCAGTACCTGTTTCACTGGTAGATCCAGCTACACCAATAAACTTAACAAAGTAAGAGTTTCTATCGTCAATAGAGTTAAGGATTTTAACACGCCTACCGTCAGGTGAAGAGGCAGAGAGACGACTAGTATTGGTTACACCATCTTGATATGATGTCAGACCTTTACCGCTATCACCACCTTTGACTTCAAGATCAAAGGCTGTAGCTTTGGTAATCTCCAGTGAACTACCGTAGATTTCTACAGTGTAGGAAGGATCAGCATTATTTATGTTAGTCTTAAGGGTAGTTAGCAGGTGGTCAACAGTGTCATTTGTAGTAATGCTGTGGCTATAGACCTGACCATCAAGAAAGATTTCATAAAGACCATTTTCAAGGCTAGCTACAACAACTGTACCGTTCCTCTTAAGATTGTAGGTACTCTTTGGTAGCATCTCTACAGTCTTTTCTTTATTAATCAGATATGTCTGATCAAGATAAGTTACTGTTTCAATCTTATCAATAGCATTACCAGATCCAGCCGTTAGGTAAGTTTGAGTAGCTGCATCTACAACCTCTCCACTAGCCCAAGTAAAGCTAGAACCACTGAGTGTAGGAACTAGGTTCCACCATTTAATTTTACCAGCATTAGTGACAGCAATAAGGTAGCTCTCATCATCATCTCGATTGATGGAAAACCAATATGCATTATCAAGGCTATCTGATGTAGGTGGTGTCAGTTCATCTAGAAACTGACTACCATTTCTTTTAATAAGACCAAAGGCAGGATCAGGAAATGCATTCAAGATCTCTGACATTTGACCTGGAGACTTTTTAATATCCTGTTGACGGCTAACACCACCAAGGAATGTAGGGACTTGTTGAGTAACTACTGCCATCAGTACCTCTGCAAAGTTTTAAATGGTTGGTAGCTTTGATAAGCTGAGCCTTCACGTGGAGGACCAAAGAAGCTATAGTCTCCCTGATTACATTCATACTCAAGAGCCATAGCTCGTGTATATGCTTCCTTCTGTTGGAGGATCTGATATTGAGTACCATCACCAATAATTCGACTGGCAAAGATAGCAGCAGCTCTAGCAGTGATATAGTCTTGAACAGGAGCCGGTAGGTCAATCCAAGGAAACCACCAAGTAATGTCACAATAGATAGGATCGTCCCATTGATCAGTATGAGCAATCTTATCATATAAACGACCATCACGCCTAATGGTATCCTTATAAGCATAAGCACTTGCATACCTAGGATTATTGGAAAGGTCTACCTGCAATGCATTATCAGGGATAACTACATATTTTGTTGTAATATCAGGAGTAAGAAGATAGTCGTACTCTTTATTGAAAGACCAGCCTTCTGCCTGCACTTCCCGTGATACCTCTTGGAGAGTATCATAAGCAATCGCAATGTCCGGATTGGTTACTACAGTTACAGTCTGACCATTAGAATCAGTCAGGGTCTCGGTATCAAGGGTGGTGACAGGCGCTTGACCAACTGACGCCAAAATTTGGTTGATAGCTTGTAGCTCAGTTTTAGAGCCAGTTGAAGGATAGGGCATAACAATATGTTACATATTA